TGGATTTATCAGGTTGATTCAAATCAATGTGCTTGATTCAACGGACATCCAATATGAATGTTCACTACACGGACAAACGGCTGATCTATTCACGACCATTGCAGACCGAAAATTGAATGTGTTGAACTTCAGCGAGTACAATCACACCTTGTCAAGTGGCTCGGTGATTGATTCGTGGGACACTACCATCTACAAAAACGGAAGTACACAAGCATTTGCCTATGGTGAAGGTTATATGTACGCAATGATAGACAAGGGATATTCAAACACGCAGAACATCACGCAGTTTGAAGTATCATCAATGACTCCTTGCCTGTATGCCAAGACCATCGTTGACAAGATCTTCACAAATGCCGGGTACTCGTATACAAACGATTCGTTCTTCAATAACGCACGATTCAAAAGATTGGTTATCCCACCACCAAACGGATTGACGGTGAGTGCTGGAGTGATTGAAGCAAGGAAATTCCAAGCAACTAAAACTGCAAGTCAGTCAATGCAGTTGAACGAAACAATCATATTTGAGAACGATTCAACTTCAGGCAACTTTGACAATGGTGGAAATTACAACACTACTGGAGTTTACACAGTACCTGCGATGGGTGATTACGCATTTGAATTGACCATCAAAGCGGTTTGCACATTGGCAACTTATGTTCCACCATCACCCATCACCGATGTGGATGTATCAATTGGAATCTTTGTGAACGGCACAATCATCAAATCTGCGGTGATCACTCAAATTCTCGGAGCATCAATGACTCACAATTTGTTGTTTGGCTTACAAGCACGAAGCGGTGATACGGTTGAATTCAGATTGGTACAAGTTCGGGATGATACTTTTGGACAAACTTTGTCCAATGCACAATTCACTTACAACATTTTAGCCGATTCCGTTTTGCTCAATGATTGTCAAGCATCAACATACGGTTACAACACAACGGTTGATTTCTCGCAGTTCTTAAACTCTGAAGTCAAGCAAAGCGAGATGCTGATGTCGTTTGTCAAGATGTTCAACTTGTACATTGAACCAAGTCAAGACCAACCAAAGGTTCTGAGGATTGTTCCGCGTGATGATTTCTACAACGGAGTGAATGTGGATTGGACAAAGAAACTTGACTACTCACAACCCGTTGAGATTGTTCCAATGGGTGATCTTGATGCCAATCCCTATGTGTTCAGCTACAAAGAAGGTGCAGATGAATCCAATAAACAATACCAGGAACTCTATCAATCAACCTACGGATCACGCACCTACAAAGTTGACAATGATTTCATAAAAACGGAGAAGAAGATTGACATCATTTTCTCACCAACTCAAATCAAGAATTATCCAAACAATCAAAAGAACTTTGTCTTGAGTTATGTTGAGGCGGAGAAAGATGGTGACTTGCGAATTCTTTATTATGGCGGTTTGCAGTCGGATGTATCTTGGAGATTGTATCCAATTTCCTATATGTTGCCATTCTACTCAAATCGTACAAAAATACCAATGACGATTCACTATGATTCAGTTACTGCACCAACTTTTGATATCCTATTTGGTATGCCAAAGGAACTTGGTCTTGGTGCTGGTTATCAGTATGTGAATTCAAACCTTGTCACCAACTACTACTACCGATTCATCACGGAGATCACGAATAAGAACTCCAAGATTGTACGAGCTTATTTCAGAATCACTCCATCGGATTGGTTTAACTTGCGATTCAACAACTTGTATTTCTTTGAAGGTCAGTATTGGAGATTGAATCAGGTAAACGATTACAATCCCGTTGAAGAAGGAGTATACCAATGCGAATTTCTTTTGGCTCAGTTCATCCCACCGGCAACACAAACCATCAAGGTAATTGGTTCGGGAACTGCTGGAGGGAATCAAGACGAAACATACGGAGATATTTATCCAAGCGGAAACAATCCAATCCGACCAGGTATCAAAGGCGTGAGCATTGGCACAAGTCAAGGAAGTGGGATGGGTGTTTTTGTGGGAACTGAAGTTGTCAATTCAGCAATCAATGTCAACAACTCAGGACTTGGATTGACGGGTGTATCATTCCCAATCGGAACGGATGGAAGTGTGGCACTTGTCTGCAACGACTTTGAAGTCACCAAATCAGATACACTCTATGTTGGAAATTACGAGATGTATCCAAACTTCTTGAGTGGTGGCTCAACAAAAACCGTATCAGCAAACTATTCAGCAACGAAAGACGATTGGTTAATCATAGCATCAACAACTGCCGGGAATTTCACGATAACTCTACCTGATCCAACTGGACTAAGTGGCAAAACTTGGATTATAAAAAAGCCATTGGCAGGGCATCAAGTGACCATTGACACGGCAACTGCTGCTCAAATAGACGGCAGCGACACGCACACACAAACAGCACATCATTCATACGATGTCATCACTACTGATGGCGTTCAATTTTACATAATAGCAGAAGGACACTAATGGCACTAAACGCAACGATTGACTTAACCGTCAAAAAGCCCGACTTCAAATCAATGAAGGCGGAAATAAAGGCACTAACCATCGAAGCCCAACAGGCGGTAATGCAGTTTGGTGAATTCTCACCCGAAGCACGGAAGGCAGAAGCGGCACTTGCATCTGCTCGTGATAGGATGGATGACTTCAATGATCGTGTGAAAGCGGTCAATCCCGACAAGTTCGCACAATTACAAACTGTTGTTTCCGGTGTTGCTCGTGGATTCCAAGCCGCACAAGGGGCAATGGCGTTGTTCGGCAATCAATCAAAGGACTTGGAAAAGACAATGGTCAAACTGCAAGGTGCGATGGCACTTGCCGATGGTCTTGAAGGTCTTGGAAAAGTACAACAACAATTCACGGCAATTGCAGGAAACATCAAAGGTGGTGTGATTAACGCATTCAAAGCGTTGGGCAATATGTCTACTCTTGCATTTGGGGCGATTGGCATTGCCTTGACATTAATCATTGCCAATTTTGATACACTCAAAAAAGCCGTGATGAGTTTGATTCCTGGTCTTGGCAAGATGGCGGATTTCATTGGTGGATTAGTTCAGCAGTTTACCGATTTTGTTGGTGTGACATCTGCACAAGATAGAGCATTAGACAAGTTGAACAAGACAACTGCAAAATCAAATGAGCAACTTGACCGAGAGATTGCACTCTTAAAAGCACGAGGAGATGAGGTTGGTGCATTTAGCAAACAACGGGAGAAGTTGACTAATGACTTAGCACAAGCTCGTGCAAACTACGGCAAGAACACGGAGAAGGAATGGGGCAAGATAATTCTTGACACTAAGAATGCTTTGGACATCTTGGAAGTTGAAGAAGGCAAGTATATCACAACTCAAGCACAAGCACAAACCGATGCCAACAAAGAATCAGAAGCCAAACGCAAAGCAAGGATTGCAAAGGAAATACAAGACGAACTGGATAGACAAGCCAAACTTGAAGCAGCGAGAAAGCAACATCTTGACCAGGTGATTTCGGCAGAACTTTCAGCGAATGAAGCGGCAAGACAAAGCCGTTTGGCAATGGCAACAACCGATGAAGAAAGAATTCAAATCGGATATGAGAACAAACTTGCAGCGTTAAAAGAAGCACAAATTCAAGAAGAGATTGCAGTTGCCGGGAATGAAGAAGCTCTTGCGTTAATTCGTCAAAAATACAAGGACTTGGAAATTGTTGCAACTGCGGAAGTGGATGCGGAAGAACTTGCACTCAATAAAAAGAAAGCAGACGAAGCCGTCAAAATTGCTGACGAACAAGCCAAATCAATTGCCGATATTAATGCAAAAGCGGTTGCCGATCAACTTGCCAACGAAGCAGCATTGGCAGATGCAAAGGACAAAATGGTTCAAGCAACAAGGGATGCAATCACGGCACTTGGTGGGTTGTTCAAAGAAGGTAGTGATGCAGCAAAAGCCGCAGCATTGGTTGACATTGCAATCGGTACGGGTGTTGGATTTATTAACGCATTGGACATCGCACAAAAGGGGGCAAAGGCAACCGGACCAGCGGCACCATTTGCATTCCCTATATTCTACGCATCGCAAATTGCTGCGGTGTTGGGAGCAGCAAATAAGGCAAAAGCAATCTTGAAGAGTGGCAAAGGCGGTGGGGCAGCATCAGCACCATCACAAATGGGTGGAGGAGGAGCTCCGCAAATGGCAGCACCCAAAGTAAGTTCAACACTTCCAACAGTAACCGGATTTGATACCAAAGTTTTCGTGACTGAAGGGGATATCCGAAGGACAAGTGATCGTGTAGATTCCACCAAAAAAGTATCCGTTGTAAAATAACGCTATTTAAGAAAGATGAAGTTACCAGTTTACAAATTAGACATCAACGAGTTTGACGAGGAAACGGGCATTGAGTTCGTTTCTTTGGTAGAAACTCCAGCCATACAAAAGGACTTTCTTGCATTTGCAGAAATTACCCAAAGGTTTGAAATCAAGGATGAAGAAAAACGCATTGTTACAGGTGCAGCAATGATTGCTGATCTACCCATCTACCGAAGGGACGATGTTCGTGGTGAATACTATGTGGTATTTGACAAGGAGAGCATCTTCAAGATTGCGAAGAAGTGGGCAAGAGGGAACAAGTATGATGCGGTGAACACACATCACAAGACACCAATCGCAGATGGCGTGAGCTTATTTGAATCATACATCATTGATCGTGAACGGGGCGTTATGCCACCAAAGGGATTTGAAGAAGTTGCCGATGGTTCTTGGTTTGTTTCATATCTTATCGACAACGAAGATGTGTGGGCAAAAGTAAAGTCAGGCGAGTTCAAAGGATTCTCAGTTGAGGGTGTTTTTGACTTTCCAGTTGATGCTGATAAGCAACTAATTGAGGAGATGAAATCCTTGCTTTCCAAATGGAATGGCAAATAAAATTGCAACACTTAAAACAAAAACCTAATTATATAACAAATGAACGCAAAAGAAACATTGAAAGAAATCCGCACTATGCTCGGATTCTCTGACGAAGAAATCAAAGTTGAGATGGCAACCGCCACTTTGACTGATGGGACTGTAATCCTTTATGACGGTGAATTGGCGGTAGGAACTGCCATCTTCATTCAAACTGCTGAAGGTGATATTCAAGCACCTGATGCAACTCACGAGGTTGAAGGTGGATTGTTGGTGACAACTGTTGACGGAATCGTTACCGAAATCGTTGAACCTGAAATCGAAGTAGAAGTAGAAGCCGAAGAGTTCGCAACCGTATCTGCATTCAACGAAGTAGTTGCTAAAATGGAAACTGCCATTGCTGAATTGACTGCTAAGGTTGCAACATTGACTGCATCTAACAACAACCACAAAGAAGCAATGAGCAAAGCAATCGACTTGATCGAGAAAGTTGCTGACTTGCCTTCAGAAGAACCCACAAAAACTCCCGTTTCAAACAAGAAGAATGATCAGTTTGAAGCATTGAAAAGATTAAAAAACTCACTAAATAAATAAACTAAAACTATGGCATTTTCAGTCGGATCTCTCGTTAATTACAACAACGAACAATCAACAGATTTGTTGGTTAAAGCATTGTTCAGCGGCAAAACTGCTGCTGCGATGTACGCTGCTAACCAAGTGCAGGTAGGTGTTAAATCATCTGCTGCCTTGAACATTCTTGCTTCAACTGTATTCTTTCAAGCTGATGGCTGTGGATACAACCCAAGCGGAACAACTACCTTCACACAAAGAACCATCACCGTTGGTGCTGTGAAAGTTGAAGAAACTCTTTGCCCAAAGACATTGGAAGCAAAGTGGATGCAAACACAAATCATGCCCGGTTCACCAACAATGATTCCTTTTGAGGAGCAAATTGGTAACGAGAAAGCAGCCGTGATTGCACAAACTTTAGAAACTGCAATTTGGCAAGGTGATACCACTTCAGGTAATCCTAACATCAACCGTTTTGATGGTTTGTTGAAGATTATCTCTGGTGCATCTCCAACATTGGCAAACGCTGCCCCAACAACTTTCACAACTGTAACTTCTGCAAACATTGATGATATCTTGGATCAAGTATATGCAAACATCCCTGCTGCCGTTGCAACCAAAACTGACTTAGTTTGTTTCTTGGGTGTTGACGCTTACAAGTTG